ATGATATATACTTTATTTTTATGCAAATACATTGATAAAAAAGGAAACTTTACTGATGCAAAGTATTTGGCTAAACTTGAAACAACTGTTAGTGCTTACTTAGGCTTTGATGTTAAATACGAAGCTAAAAACGGAGCAAGCTTTTTATTATTTAAAGATGCTTCTGGTAACATTCACAATGTTATGGACTGTAAAATTAACATTTTTGCTTGGGAACATAACAGAGCAGAAAAAAAGCAAAACAAATTAAATAAACAAGGAGCATAATTATGAAAAACGACAGAGGAGTTTTTATATTTAACAATGCTAAAGAGTTTTTAGATTATCATCAACCATTTATTGATAACATTAACTCTTATACTAACGAGTATTCTTTTGAGCTTATTGCAAAAGATATGGAAAATAAAAGTATAGTTTGGCATGTGATTTTCAATTGTTTTAATGTTGATTGTAGCCTTGTTTCTGATGGCTTCAATACAAATAACGATTACACTAATAATGGTAAATTTTTAAATTTAAAGACAATGTTTGAGAACTGTTTTAATTTTGGTTACTTCTCAACAATAAAACAAGAGCTTGAGATATACTTAAATAANCTTGAAGAAGTTAAACAATTAAAAGATAAATTAAANNTTGAATTAAATAATNNNAAAGTCAAAANAATTAAAATATAAGGAGAAAATAATGGATGAGTTAAGAAAAAATACTGAAAGAATNATTGTTGATAAAATACTTAAATTTTTAAGAAATGATCAATATAGAAATGAAACTGGTGCTAAATGCTTTCTTGATTTAACAGAAGATCAATATGATATATGTTTATTTTATGATAAATTAACNATTAAATACTTAGATAAAGAAAGTAATTATAAGACANTATATACATTTNACATTTGGAGTTATTATATAGATTATGAAGATGAGAATAGATATTATAATATNTTAAGTATATTTTCACACTTAACTATGTTGATTATGTATATTGATAAATACTTTGATGCAATTAACTTAGATAATAAAATAATTAGAAGAGATATAAAAAAGAAATATACTACTAATGTGCATAAAATTTAACCTCACAGAAACCCCTATACGTGGTTTTTTTATGTCCACCAATAGCAACACATCAAAAGCTTTGAAAGTGGCTTAAAACTGCTATAAAGTGCCTTACAGAGCATTTCCATAATATGAAATAAAAAAGCCCCGTTTTATGGGGGCTTAGTTACTCTTTAGGCAGTCAGTGAGGGAGGTAACTGCTAAGAAATGCATGTGGTAAGTCTTTACAAATCACTCCAGGTGATTAACCATTAATGGTTGCTCTGTTGTCTTAATGCCACAGTGAAACAACATTAATAAAAAATAACAAGCAGGGACTCTAACCCAATCTTCCTCAGCAAGTCGTGCGATACATTACACTATCTTGTTACTTATATTTAATTATACTAAAACTATTAGTTAAGTCAAATAAAATAAGGTTATGCTAACACTAAATATAAAATTCCCTATGTTAACATTTTACGAGTGACCCACTACAACCTTATTTATTCTTTCTTTTTATCAAGTAAACCTAAACCAGCAAGCAACCTGGACTTTGACTCTGTTATTTCAACCGGGCCATCATTTTTACCTGTTAACTCAATTTTGTCTGTTTCTTTCCATCTAAGTTGAGTTTTAGCCCAAAAGATTAAAGCTGTTGTGTCTCCACCAGTTGCTTTGTTAAATAAGGTTTGAGCTATTTTTGCATTAGCTTTTGCTCTACCTTTTAATATCTCTTCTTCAAAATACTTACGTAGGGTATCATCAGAGCAACCAATTAAAGCTCCTATTTGTTCTTGTGGTAGTCCCATCCCACTCAAGCTTTCTACTTGTTTTCTTTGCTCTGTAGTAGGCTTAAAATTAGGTCTTCCAACTTTAGTTTTCTTTTCCATTTTTTATACACCCTATTAATTATATTTTTCTTTAAATAATTCATTGAAAGTTTTACCACTCTCAATATGTATAGCTTCTTTTCCTGTAAAGTCTTGCCATCTTTTAATAATTACATCAACATATTTTTCATCTAATTCCATTAAATAAGATANTCTACTATTCTTTTCACAAGCAATTAAAGTNGAACCNGANCCACCNAATAAATCTAAAACTAAATTGCCTTTTTGACTACTNTTTTNAAGTGCTTTTTCAATTAGTTCAATAGGTTTCATTGTTGGNTGTAAATCATTTTTTAATGTTCTTTTTATATTCCANATATCCATTCCATTATTTCCACCATAGAAATTATGCTCTTTAATCCATCCATAAAACATTGGTTCATATTTACTCATATAATCACTATTAGATAGTGTATGATTACCTTTATCCCATATTATTAAAGCTTTTACATTTAAATTAGTTCTTGTTAAACTATTCCAATATTCAGCTATTCCAAATCTAAAGAAAGTAATATAAAAAGCACCATTACAAAATAAAGAAATATTTTTATTTATATCGTCCATAAAAACATTAAATTCTTCTTTATCCATTTTATCATTTTTAATTGCACCATGTTTTGAATTAATGGATTTAGAACCATCAGCATGTATTCCACCTGTAAANTTCATATTATAAGGAGGATCAGTAAAAACCATATTAGCAACNTTACCATCCATTAATTTTTCAACACTATTAAAATCTGTACTACTACCACACATTAATCTATGATTACCTAAAGTCCATATATCTCCTAATACACTTACTATTTGTTTTGGTTCTTCTGGTACTTCATCTTCATCAGTTAAACCAACTGTTGGATCTTCTTCAAATAAAATATCATCTAATTCAAAACCAGTTAAAGTAATGTCAAAGTCCATATCTTTAAGGCTTTGCAATTCTAATTTTAATAACTCTTCATTCCAACCAGCATTTAAAGCCAATTTATTATCAGCAATGATATAAGCTTTCTTTTGTGCTTTTGATAAGCCTTTCAAAGTTATTGTTGGAACTTCTTTTAAACCTAATTTATCAGCACCAAGCAACCTGCCATGTCCTGCGATTATTCCATTCTCTTCATCAATTAAAATAGGGTTAGTAAAACCAAACTCTTTTATAGAGCTTGCAATTTGTTTAACTTGTTTCTCGTCGTGTGTTCTTGTATTATTAACATACGGTATCAAATCATCAACTTTTTTATAAACTACTTCTAACATATAATTCTCCTTAGTATTATTATTTATTATACTAATTAGAATTATTTAATCAAGTTTAATACTTCCCATCAGTTTTAAACCAACCACCACCTTTTAAATTAAAGTTTGTGCCAGTTATTAACCTTTGGTATGTTTCTTTCATACACACAGGACAAGTCTTTATCTTATCTTCTTTGATAGATTGTTTATGTTCTTGAGTATGGTTGCAGTTATCACATTTATAATCGTATGATGGCATAATTGTTACTCCTTTTAATATATTGTGTTATATCTTGCCGCTGGTTGATGTGTTGCCAACCAATGCTGTCTGTCAACTAAAATAACATGATCCCAAGCTTTGCTATCTTCAATTATAATAATTTGTTCTTCCTCTTTAATAACTTCTTCTTTATAGCAAGCAGGAGTTTTATTTTTTAATAATAATAGTTGCTTTTCCAACTCTTTAATCATTTCAGCTTGTCTACTTATTAAATTGTCTTTATCTGTTATGTCAGCGATTTTGATAAGGTTTTCGTCTACTATTTGCTCAATGTTAAACTTATTGTTTAAGTAGTTTTTTTCCCATCTATCATAGTGTTCCGTGCCTATTGTTATACTAAAGCCTAATGCACTTTTTTCATGATGGTGATCTTTAGTATTTGCAACCCCTTTTGCTTTCATTACTAAGCACTCATAAATCATTTCTTTTTTAGATAATTCATAGCATTTAAACTTTATATCTCTGTAATCTGTGAAGTCTATTGTGAAAACATAATAATAGTTTAAGTCTTGCCAATTTCTTATTTGTTTAACATTAATCTTATTAGTGTCGTTATCTATAAAAGAACATTTAAACTCAATGTCGTGTCCACCCTTTGTTTTAAAGTCGCCTAAGTCCCATGAGGATGGTGTCATCGTAAAGTTTAAATGATAAGCAAAGAATGATTGAACTCTCAACCCGTATTGCTGTGGCTTTAAATGTCTAACTCTTAAAGCAAATTGTTTAGCTTTTAAATCAAACCCGTATTTATTATCTTTTTTAAAATTGTTTTTTAATTGATCTAATTTTAAATAAAACTCAATTAGTTCTTCGTCTGTAAAATCTCTGTTATTATTATTATGTTCGCCCATATTATAAACACCTATTATTTTTATTATTATTAACTTTCACTTTATAACATTAAACTATTTTAATTATAAAAGCAAGGCCTTTTAATAAAAAAAAACCACCTGGGGCGAAACAGGTGGAATTTTAACTAAGGAGTGATAACCATAAATCGACTTGCATTGCACAAATCTAAAGTAATTAAATACTCTAATACTATTTATAGCAGAAAAATATATTTAATCAAATCGATCAAAAGTACTTGCAATTTATAAAAAGTTTTATTATTATAAATAGACCTAA